CTGCTTAGTTGTAAAGGGTTTGCACCCCCAGGTAATGATTTCCTTTGTGGATGCATTTTGAATTGTAATAGCTAAAAGCTCTTCACAACAATCTTGAACAGTTGGAAATCCTCCCTCAGAAGCAACTTCAATATCAATGGTGATAATATTAATATTTTTAATATCAAACTTTACCTCAGTTTCAGAGTAATTATCTGAGATAAACTGATAGATAAATCTATCATTACCATAGATGTTAAAATTATCTACGTCCTTGTATTTTGCAAAAAATTCTCGACAATCCCGGACAAATCCTGGCTTAATTGGCTCAACATACCTCCCATCAAGAGTTTTATATTCACTCGGTTTGTCTGTTACTAAAAAGAGTGTTGGTGAATACTTTTCTCTGGATAGGAAGCTGCTCCCATTTTCATATCCCCGAACTAAAAATTCATTTCCTACTAATTGAACATTTGTATAAAACCGCATTAGTCGGATAATTTCATATACTGTTCCAACATTTTAGCATCGGGATCGCAGATTGTCAAGAAATTCTCGGAGGAGGTCATTACCTCAGTTTGACTCGTGTATCTTGGCCAGGAGACGAGGCGGGGAATTTCATTTAAAATTTCTTTAGGATTTATTAACCTACAATTTGGCATCCCAAAATCCACAACAAGTTCTTCAATTTTAGATACAATATAAGTACCATTCTTTAAAAGAATGCACTTAACCGCAATATCTTCAATTTCTTCAGATTCAACTGTAACTTCTGGTTCAAGTTCGCTGTACATGTCAATATACTCAAGATCGTCCATTTACATTCTCCAAGTAAGATTCTTCAACTTCCTTTACAGGATTATATATCGATACTACCCAGTCAGGATTTATATAAAACTCAGTATCCTCAGACAATATTATCCAGGGAGTAAATGATAGTTTATAAGATTTTTCCTTTCCACGAAGTTTATCCGTAATTGTAACAACATAGGGCTTAGTGAAGCAGTAGGAAACTAATCTATCCTCAGATAGAACTTCCTTCATATCACAAATAACTTCCTCATTAGACTTCAATAATGCAATTTTTATAGACATATAATTAAAGAGACAATTCCTTTACTTGTTTTGAATTGATGTATTGGGAAAATTTAGCTAGGTGCCCATTATTACGCAATTCCTTAAAGACTAAATTTTCAAGAGAAAACTCACCCCCCCTTTGAATTGCAACAGATCTCATATTTCTAATTTTTTCCTTCAACTTATTCATCTCAGAAATATCATCAGATTTTCCAGAAATGAAAATATCAATCATATCCATTATATCACGAGTTTTCCTTTTAAGCAACCCAACATCTACATTAGGATTTAACTTCTTTGGTTTGACTAACCACTTACCATATTTAACAGAGTATACCCCCTGATTGGAAGGACGAGCTGTACCTTCCTCCTCCGCATACAGTTCAACATCATGACCGTATATTTTAATATCGTGGGTCAATGCCCAAAGTTGCTTCTTATCCTTTAAGTAGTCATCAATAAGATCAGGACAATCTGGCAAATCTTTTTTATTGACAATTAAATGTAGATCAATATCAGAAAATTTTGTATAGTTATAGTTGGCATTTCCTCCAACTATAACCATGTCCTTAATTGCAGTTCTTGGAATATTTGCAAAATCTGCCCAAGCATTCCCAATACGGATTAACTTAATTTTAATCTCAGACTTTAGAACAGTATCATTCCAAAGTTTTGGATTAAGATTTTCATGATACTTGAAGGTAATTTTTTGTTCAACAAATTCTTCCAGTTTCATGTCAATACTTACGTGATTTGCGTTTTACTGGAGTTACATCAATATCTCTTACCCCAAATTCTTTATAATCCTTAAAGCCCAAATCTCGTGTGGTCTGTGTTGTAAGATCCGCCGATCTATCTCCCTCATAGGGACCACGATCAATCACCTTTGTAACTACACTTCTTCTGGTCTTTGGATCTGTTAATCGCACATCACTACCAAGAGGTAAAGTTTTATGAGCAATTCCTGGAGTTGATGGACTTAAAACTTCGCCACTTGCAGTTTTATTTCCATACAACCCAGGACCATAAGAACTGGTTTTACCAATTACAGCAAATGTTGCTTCTGAAATAAAATCATTGAATGATTTCATATACCTTACGTTTCTGATGTTCTGGGATAACTTTATTTAGTTTAATTACAAGCAACCCATCTTCAAAAGAAACATCACCAACTACAACATCGTCGGATAAGGTCCAAGTTCTTTTCAATCTTCTTTTTGCTATTCCATTATGAAGATATTCGATAGCATTTTTAGATTTTTTATCTTCTGCCACATCAAGGGTAAGTATATTTTCTTCTGTAGATACCCTAATATCTTCTTTTTTGTATCCAGCAAGTGCGATTTCTAATTTAAATTCAACACTACTTTCTTTGACTAAATTGTATGGTGGATAATTTGTGTGCGTATCAAACGCACTATCAAATCTCTTAAACCACTCATCCATACCAATACTATTTTTTTGTATCTCTAAAAGGTACTTTGCAGTTTCTGGTACTGAAAGTGTAAACGAACTTGTTCCAAACATGATAGACCTCCTTTAAGCGTCTGTAAGTTAATAATGTCCCCGAAGGCAACATCATATTATATAGTATCGAGCATAAAAAAGGGGAGTGTTGAACTCCCCACAAG